GTAGTTTCGCTTCCAAAATCAACCGAATAACCGGAACTATCCGGTGTAAGTTTTAACTTTTCCATGTTCATCCATTGTAAGGAGTATTCCCGTTGGCATAATCGAAGTCGTTGGAATAGTATCGTGAATCATAGTTTATACAATTCACTTCCACTTGCATATTGCGTTCAGGTTTTTTCTCCATCAGCAAAAACTGCTTAGTCGGTGGCAGTTTATCGGACTTTTCAATCATGTATAGCGAATTAACATAATTGCCATCATCGGCTGCTAATGGCACAGACGGCGCAGTGGCTAATGTTACCACAGACCCTTCCACTTTTGCAATTTTAATAGATTGCGTAGTTCTGTTCCAATGCTGGAAGAAAATATAATTGCCGACTTTTGCGTCAGGTTGTCCCGATAACCACACTTTGAGGCCGTCCTGTTTAATAACTTCCCCTTCGGAATATTGCAGGCGCGTGTTATCGCTAACCGCTATTTTATCCATAACCACAAGGAGGTCGGCTTCCGATAAAGATGTGAACTTACAACTTACACGTTGATACTTCATGCGGTTCCAAATGCGCCATGCGTGAAGGTATGCTTGTTTATGGTTAGCAACGCCTGCGCTTTCCATGCTCTTGTATTTGGCCGCCCCTTCTGGAACCGAATACATAATTTGAGTACCGTCGAACGGGTCTATGTATTTATACTGCACGCCATCATAATCCCCGTCTTTACCGAAATTGACAGTTCGCGTCTCGCTGCCCGGAATCTTGTTCCTGTGGTTAAAAATCATAACAGGAAGTTTGTTGTCGATATCCGGCGTTATACGAATCTTCTCGCCCGTTCTGTATGCCGTACAAAACGCCGCATCAGCCACCATTTTAATCATTTCTTCAAACGAAGTATTTGGATTATCGAATGTGTAACAGAAGTGCGCCGCTTCGGGAATGCCGAAATATCTGCGAATTGTGGTCATCGTATCATAAATACCAGCAACATCAACTTCATCAACGGTGCGCCCGCCATTAGCTTTGTCCAAACAAATTGCGCATAAAATATCATCCGCTTCTTTTGTTGGATGCAATGTTTTGCTAAACTCTGTTGCCCCAATACGTTTAGGTAACATTCTAGTAACACGCATATTTAATTTGCGCGATTTAACGGCCAATGCCCCGTCTGTGCCGTTTGTAATCGACTTGACCACAGTAATATCGCCTAAGTCCCCTAAAACTAAATCCGAACCATAGTAAAGGTCTCGCCATTTAATTTCATCCACGACACTGCCTTGGAAACCTGTATCGGTCGGCGTTATCCTTTGCATACTGATTTTATACCGTCCGGGCGGTAACGTCATGGTAAGCGTTAAAGCTCTTGTTCCTTGCCAGTTTCTTTCGCCGATAACTGTTCCGTGGATTTCTCTAAACTCGCCCGTCAAGTTACCCTGCATATCAATTTCATCTGCCATCATTAACACTTGCACGTTAATCGGATGGTCGCCGTCATTGTTCCGTTTATACAAACCCGATAAGGCCACAACATTAGCAATCACAGTTGTGGTCTGCGCATAGTCGCAGATAAAAGGCCCGATAACATCGGAATCGTTGATTGTAATTCCGCAATTACCAGTCGAGTTGATTATTGAAGTCACCTTGTTCCAATCGGCGTTTATGCCTGACGGATTTTCCAGTCGTATTCTACTAACACCTATTTCCGCTATGCGGTATCTACCTGTTAAGGTTACATCTCGTGTAGCGGTTGATAAATCTAAAGTTAAACCTTGTGTCTGTTCAGCAGCTCTTACTCCACCGTCGCCAATCTTAACAGGCTCTAATGTAACAACTCTGTATCCCACAAATCCGTAGCTAGAAGATTGAACTCCGTTATAAACGTATCCGTAAACAGGTTCAACTTTCGTAACTGTAAAAATACCTGATATGTAATTTATAAATATCTTGCCGTTTTCTTCGCGGGCGATATATCTACCGTCGCAGTAAAATTTAGAACCAGCCTGCATATCTTTGATTTTTGCAAGTTGGGCTTCCTTGCCATAGAACACAATCTCGTTATTGCTTGCTGTGATTTTAACAGTGCTTTCTAATGGGACTTTTGTGAAATCGAGAGACCTAAATTCTAAACGAATGTTATCGCCGACTTTAAGACCTCTAGTGAATGAAATGTTAGGCCGTTTCATTATCATTCTTTGGAACGGTGTGTAATGTTTTTCAGGAACGCTTATCCAACCTCCAGGCTCTGCTCTCATACCATTTTGGCCGTCGTATCCCGAACGACTTACAGGCTTTAACACTTGGCCGTTGACAGCATTACAACGTTTTAAGTTATAGAATCTTTTAGTAATCGGTTCTCCGACGCGGTATTTAGGCGTAGTGAGATTTCCAGGTGCATATACTTCTACAGAGCTACCTGGAATTTCTTGTATCGGAGTGGTATCGTCTTTAATATCCGATAAATCGAAAATATCATAATGGCCGCGTCCAACACACATTAAAGAGAACTCTCGTTCCACATGATTGTCGAAAATTTTGTAAGGTTGGCAAATTAAGTCCGGTATTGAAATAACTTCGCCGTAGATGTCAGGAATTCGTTCCCACGGACGCGCTTTATTGCTTCGTTCCGAAAGCTCGTTGTTTCCGGAGCGGTTCGTTTGGTTCCCTAATGCCGCCGTGTTGGGGACGTTTCGCGCTTGCTGCATAACCACAACGGCAGCGATAACGGCCACAGCCATTGCGATATAAGCACCGTAGGCCACAAAAAACGCCACCACAGGCGCACGCGGCAGGGTTACGACGTAAAACACGCCCCGCAGGTTTTGCAAGGCCGCCACGCTGTTTGCATCGTAAGGTGTAACGTCGGATGTTTCGCTAATCTCGCCGAAATAAATTCTACCGTCAGCAGGAAATGCTTCATAGCGCGTTTGCAAAAACGACACAACGTCCAAATCTGTAACCACTGATTCAGGTTCATCGATAAAAATATCGTCAACTATCTTTATTGTATTCATAATATCTCGATTTTAGCGAAAGTAATTCAGCTTGTTGAATTGTATCCCAACGAACATCACGTTCTTCAGTTAAATGTAACAATCGTCCGTTGACCACAAGTCCGCAGTGTAAACCGTTCCAATAGTTTATCAAAACTATTTGAGCATCTTCACGCCCGCATTTGCGGAACATTGTCGTTTTACGTCTTGTGGTCAGCCCCGATTGCAAAAACTCCATAAAAACGTCTTTTATGTTTTCGCCGTAGAAAAATTCATAAGCGTCTAACATAAAATGGAAGCAGTTATATTCCATCTTATTATACGTTTTGGATAACAATTCGTCAAGTGTCATATCAAGCTCTTTATAAAAGGGAAGCGCGAAGTAGAATAAACTTCGCCTGTCCGCGCTTTATTAAGATTTGGAGCTGTTGCAACAAATGACGTACCTTGTTCATTATAGTTGAAACTATCTATTTGCAAAGTAATCGGTCCGAATAGAACAGTATCAGGGTCGTTGGACGCATAGCACCGCATTTTAATAATAGGTTTAACATCCATTTTATCCGATTCTAAAACACGGTTGAGTTCGTCCGGAAGAACTTCGCCCAAATCGCCAACCGTTATAGTCAGCGATTGGTCTAAGTCAGTTTTAGAACTACCAACTTCGATAGACAACGGGAAGTAGATAAAGTCAACACGTTCTGTATCCGTATTGTTTAACTTTGCCGACCAGCCTGTCGTAACGTTCCTAACCACACGCAAAGGCTTTGTAAATTCCGGATGTATCACTTCGATAGTTTCAACGTATACAACGTCTTTACGGCCTTTTAGGAAAAATTCCTCTAATGTTGTACTCATGACCTATTCCTTGTTGCGCTAGTGTTACGCTCGATAGCGCGGGAAACGCTGCTGTTAGAGTTGCTTATCTCAGCAGCGATAACGCGGCCAGCTTCACGGCTAACAACACCCTTAGCTTCTTCTCGTGCAATGATACGAATCTCGTTTTCGCTAAGTTGTTCGACTTCATGGGAAACACCAGACGCATAGTTCTCGATATTAACCACAATGCCACCTTTACCGCCTCCGCTGCGGGCAGACGCACCGTTGCTTAATACAACATCGCCATTGCGTAAAGCATCCAAGTTCCGGACACCGATACGACGGGTTGTGTCAGCATCCATGACATATTCTTGGCCGTGTACTACGCCTGCAATATCCGATACGCCGCCATTGCCAGTATATCCACCAGTTTGGAAGCCTAACAGCGAAGACTTAGCAAGCACCTTAGTCAAGGCCGTAGTTTTAAGTATACCTGCGTCAGCGGCCACTGCGTTTGCACCGTATGAAGCTAGGGACACCATAGCGGCAGCGGGAGCCCATGCACTTGCCGTAGCCGCTGCAACTAAAGCTGATGTAGTAGCTTGCGTAGCCATCAAAGAATTTTGTGTAGCTACGTTAGAAGCATTGATTGATTTAGCCATTGCAGCATTAACAGCCCATTGTATCCCAAGTTTTACGAGACCGCTAATCAACGATTGTAAACCTTGTTGAGCAACAGACATCAAGCTCTCTTTCAGCGATTTACCTTGAACAATAGCTGTGCCAATGGAATTTGCAAAACCGTCTTGCAAACCTGTGAAGAATGTTCCGAACTGCGCACTCAAGTCGTTAAGTGTTCCGGTATATCCGTCTAACAATTTGAAACGAGCCGCATCAATAGCCCCGAAGACTTCTTCCCAGCTATTACCCATCGGATTGCCGTAAGCAGTCATGCCCGCTGCTTGATTAGCTTGCATAATACCAGCTTGCGCATTTGTGGTCATTCTATCCGCAAACGCACCTCCGATAACACCTTCCGAACGCAGTTTGTTAATAGCTTCCATTTGAATTTTAGCTTGTTCTATGGATGCTAATTTGTTTCGCCACAGGTCGTTAATCTGCTGCTGGATAGCCAGTTCGCGCATATGCTCTTCAGTAGCTGCAAACTCTTTATTTTTAACTTCTTCCGTGAAGTATAAGCCTTTTTCACGTTCGGCGTTAATCCAACGTTCAACTTCTAACCGTGCTTTATCGGCAATTAAAATAGCTTTAGAGCTTTCTATTTCTTCAACTCGTTTGTTGTTCCTGTCTAATAAAGCCTTAGCTTTGGCGGCAGTTTCATAGGCATCAGCTTCTTTCTTGATTTCAGCTACTTGCGCCTGTGTCAGCTTGTGGTTACTGTCTTCTAATCTACGAATCACCTCCAGCGATTTTGCTTCTGCCATGCGCAAAGGCTCTTTAGCTTCCAAAGCCTCACGTTCAACACGCATTTTGTCCAACGCTTCGGAATACTTATCGTTAAAGCGTTCCATGTCATTAACGACTTTTTCGTAATCACGATTGAAAACAGAATTGTCGGTTACGGTATCGATAGGCCGCGCGATTTTAATAGATGAAGGATTGGCTTTAATCCTGTCGTAAAATGCTTGACTTGTAGTACCGATACGTCCGTCGCCGTATCGTTTTTGTTTGAAATCCGATACCCAACCGTCCTTAGTGTACATTGTTGAATGGCCGTGTACTTTACCTAACGCAGTCCATGACGGCAGTGATTGAATATCGCCGACTTGCGGAACATAATTATCGTCGAATGGAACGTATTTATATTTTCCAGTAGCTACAGCAGCGGCGGCCACATCCTTACCGCTTCCAACGCGGCGGTAATTCTTGATATGTGCCTGCAAAGCATTGTTGACGTATTTAGCACACTCGCCCGTCTTCTCGCCTAACAACTTAGCATTTTTAATCATGTAGTCGGCAGTTACGTTCCCAAGAGTCTGTGTCTTACGAGACATAGACTTTTTAGCTTTTTCCGCAGCTTCATCTTCACTTTGGTTTTTTAATTTCAGCTGAATAGAAGGATTAGCGTGTCGTAAAACATCTGTCGTCGGAGTAGCTACTTTTTGCTTATTCCGATTTTTTTCCATGATTAACAGAGTATTTGCCATTTTAGCTAATTCTACGCGTTCTTCATTTATGCCGTAATGTCCCGGAGTTTGTTTTAACAAATCGCTAGTTTTATTCACATGGTCACGCATCAGCTCTATTAACCGCGCCTGCTCTTCAGGGCTTTTAGATTTGAAAGCCTTTTGGCCTTCGGCGGATGAATAAAAGTCGCTCATGCCTTTGGCTACGCCTTCCGACATTGCCGAGAACGTAGATGCTACTGCCAATTCTTCCGCTTTGGATTGTTTAATACCTTGTGCTAAAAGTTCTAATTCTTTAGAACGAATTTCGGGCATTGAATCTTTATTGAGTCGATATCTAGACAGCTTGTTAGCTTCGTTAAACGATAAAGAACCGCCTTCTCCCATCAACTTATCTAAGAACGATGCGTTGGCAATAGCTTCCTGACGAATTTTACGCATTTGCTCCAAAGCGTATTTTGTTCGCAAATCCATTAAGCGCACAGACTCATTGTAAACCGATAGTTCCAGCATTTTGCGGAACTCGGCCTCTTGCGAAGAAATAGTTTTAGAAGCGGACAGAGTTTCGTCCAGCTTTTCAAATTGGTCTTGCAAAAGTTTCTGTTTACGCTCTGTGGTTAAAATTTCATGTTGGATACGCTGTTCAGCCGTTAAGTTAGAGCTTTTAGAAATTTCGTCGAAAGCATCCTTGAAAGTAGCTTCAATTTTGCCGACGTTAGCTCTAATTGCTGCCGTTGTTTTATCGGAAGACAAAGCCATATCAGCGTTTACTTTCTGTGCCGTAGCTCCAATATCTTGCAACTTTTTAAAATAGCTAGAGTTAGCGATAACTCCGGAATCATCGACACCCAATCTTAAACTAATCGTTCTACCAGTACCGCTTTCATTGTAGAACTGTTTGACTTTATCATCTACGCGGCCTATGGTTTCGGGCATACTGCGCATAAACTCTTCAAACTGTTCAGCTTCCGATTTTGCCGTAGCCATTGCCACGCCTATTGCTGCAATAACGGCCACCGCTGCCGCGCCCCAAGTTATCGGGTTTAACAATAGGGCTTTCGTAGCCGCTGCCGCGCCTATGGCGGCGGTTCGGCAAGCGAC